CAGACCGGAGGCTGCCTGTGCTGCCTGCTGTTCTGGTGTAGGCTCGGGAGGTTTATTCGCCTGCTCTTTTTCAGCTTGCATGGCCGCTTCAATAGCCTTGTCGATGGTACCTTCAATTTCACTGCTACCTTTAAATCCTGCAAGCCCCCACTGTAGCATTTTCAGCAAGAAAGGTTTGGAAGTTGGGTCTTTTTCCATCATCACACTGGCGGACTGCATATAATTGCTTACCGCGGTTAAATACTCGGTGCGCTCGCCTTTTAAGGCTTGATAGTCGATCATTGCCACTGATTCAGGTCGGATAGTAATCCGTAGTCGTGCGTCGTCAGGGTTTTTAATTAGGTCAATAGCTTTCGGGACTAACTCTTCATCCACGCTAAATTTCATGTTGGCGCGTTTATAGATTGTTTCGGGTGAAAAGTGGCGCTGGATAACCTCTGCTTTGATTTGCATCAAATCACCGCCAAATCGTGCAAATTGTTCTTGCAATGCTTGAATTCGCACTGAGCCAAATTTAGTTTTTGTGTCTGTCTGGCTTGCGGCTTCATATTGATTGTCAAGAGAACCACGCATTACATCAGTCATGCCGGTAATTTGCTGAAGCAAACCAATGGTTTGATCCCGTATTCCGATCAGGCGGTCTAGCGCAGCAACAATATCTGCAATGGGGAGCCATTCTATCTGGCCGGATAAACCACCATTTTCACCAAATAAAGCCCAGTTTTCAACCGGTATAAGGTCGTTATCATTACCCATGTTAAACAGAGATTTTATATTGTCTGCACTAGCGTTATAGACACCCACTACCCTGACGGCCTCTGTAATGACCGCTATGCGTGTTTGGAGTTTATCTATCTCATTGTACAGGTCTTGAGCTAGAACAAAGTCTGGGGTAGGTGTGTAAAGGCTAGTAGTTGCGTTTGCCATAAAGAATGGCGGGCAAGGCCAGAACCCACTTAACTGCAGTAAATCGTCTTTCTCTTCAAGTTGCTTGTCGTAGCCCAGAATAACCCAGTGAACTTTTCGTGTTTCTTTACACCAAATTTCCCATACTTCGGCCCGCATCCACGCGGAATCCGTGTTCTCGCTTTCTTCTCCATCGTCTGAAGTGTTTTTAGTCTGCTTTTTCAGCTTGATATTATCGGAAACTTCCGTACCCCAACGTGCTTCAATTGCATCTTTGGTCATATACGAGCGGAAAGCTACCCACGGTAGATCAGCCCATGACCGGCACCAACCCCAAAGAATATCACCCCAATAATAGTAATCTACAGGTGCGTCTTCATGCACTAGCTTTTCTTCCATAATCGGCTGGTTTTCCGCATCTAGCATCACTTGGCCTTGCTCGTCTATTACCTCTGCTTCTTCTGTTTCTAGTTCATAGCGCACTTTCGCACAACCTAAACCTGAAAGGAGTCTATCTTGAAGCGTTGAGCGGAACACAGCGTCGATCTCTGCGCCGTTCTCGGCTATGTCGAGGTTTAGTAAACGCTCCATCATCTCGGCTGCTACACGGCCTACATCATCCGCAGGCTGGGCATAACGACGGCTTACGTCGATCTTAGGGGTGTTACCGTAAAGCATGTCGCCAAGAGTCTTGATATTAGAGTGAAAAAGGTTCAGGTCAAAACTAGTGCTGTCTTGGTTGTTGCTGCCTGCACTTTCACCTAGAAAACGATTTACAATTTTATCACTCTTTTTCCACCATGGTTCGCGGGCTTTTAAGCTAGTATTTAATTCTTCCGCCCAGTATTTATATTTCCCTGATGGGGTGTCTTCAAAATCTTGCTTAGTTTCGATGCTTGCCATGATTTTTCCCTAGGTGTTCACTATATTTTGTGGTAAGCGGATATTATACACACTAAATCCGTCGTGACTTAAATGAATTGTTCATTGAAGCTTCCCGCTCAGTAAAAAGTGAGTTTAAGGAGTATTCCCCGCTTCTCTGTATCGCGTTGTTAATGCTTTCATGCGGTGTAGGTGCGGGTAAAAATTTCTTATTTGCCATGATTGCAAGGTATCTGAAACTATCCGCGCTGTCTGAGCTATAGTCATGAAGGGGGTTTTTGAGGAAAACTTGTTTTATCTCATCCCACTTCTTGCGATACACGCGCAAACACTCAATACCATAATAGCATCGGTCAGCGTCAAAATTACAATGTTTTAATAGCTGGCGGGCCGCTTCTATACCGTCTTCTACAGATAGTTTAGGCACTATTTGAACGTGACAGTCATCCCCAAAATCAGCATCCATAAACTGCTCTAACGCTGATTTATGCGTGGCAAAAGTCATCGCCTTGGCGTCGTGCGGCAAGTTTATTGACAGGTAGCTGTAGGGTTTCTCCTGCACCATATCAATGTAATGTTTGGCCTGTTCCCCGTTATTAGTGTAGTAGTCGATAACGTCTACACCGTGCGGGGTTTCTTGCCAGAACCACGCAACCGTATTATCACCCCGCCCTATGTCAAAGGCCACATGAACGCCTCGGTTAGGGTCCCAGTGTACCTTTTTATTGATCTGCCCCTTCTGCTCTATTTCGTTTACTATTGAAGCATAATACGTGCCGGTTAGCTCCGCTGAAAAGTCATTTAGGAACTCTTGCCTAAATTTCGGTTCTGAAACAGCATTTTTAATCCTTAAAATCTCTGCAGGGTCGATAACACCCGAGTCATACACTTTTATGTCAGCATGGAACCATTCGTCATCTTTTAAGGACTTTTCGTAGTAGTTGAAAAACTGATTCAACCGTCCATAAGCAGTACCTATAATTACCAACCACCCTTTACGGTCTACTAGGCATGGCATGACAACCGCCTCTAGTAAATCAGGTCTACACTGGGCAAACTCATCTATAACCACCCCGTCTAAGTACAGTCCACGCAAGGCGTTCACATTATCTGAACCACTAAGCCATATTTTTGCACCGTTGGGCAATGTGACTGATAGTTCCGATACTTTTACGTCTGTAGCTATCCCTTGGGTCATTTCCACCAAATAGTTCCACGCAACCGCCTTTGCTTGCGTTCTGAACGGGCAAATATACGCATACTGGGCATTTTTCTTAGTGGTGTATAACGCTCTTAGGACTAATTCAGCAATACACGCCACTGTTTTCCCAAAACGTCGGTGGCAGATAAGGAACGCAAACCTTTGTTCCCGCTGATGGAACGTGAGCATGAGTTGTCGCGGTTTATACGGCAGGGTCCACTCACCTTTCTTATCTTTGTTAGAGCTGTCACCAAAGGTTTTTTGGAAGTCTGCGGTATTGTCGTAGGAGCCGTAGCTTGATAGATCGCTTTTAAGGTCAAAAGGTGCAGGGACTATGCCAAACCGTGTAAATGGGTCCTCGTCGTGGTAACCAGCATTATACGAGGGGTCTGAGTGGTGGTGGTGCGCCATATTATAGGTCCAGTTTACCCTTGGGCATTAAATCTTGGTTTATATGTATGTTAACCACCGTTGGTTGGGCTTGCCCGCCAGCATTAGGGTTAGCGATCGTTAACGCCTGCCCGTGCATTTTATTTAGCTCTGCTATAGCAGTTATGGAAGTTTTAGGCGCTAGTGCCTCTTCATTCTGGGCTATGCGCCATAACATGTTTCTACGCATGGCTTCATTTGGCCCTTCAACTAACTGGCGGTGATACTGAAGCATGTTCAACATTTGCTGGCCGTATGTCGAGTTTACTAATCGGCTAACGGTATTAGGTGCGGCTCCGTGGCGCTGTCCGGTAGCTACGTAGCTCTCACCTGCAAAAATTGTTTTCAACATGTTTACTTGTTTTGGGCGAAGCATAGTAGTTAAAAACATGATCTTACCTTGCACATGTTTAATAGCCTGCATGTACTGATCGTTTTCAGGATGATGCGTATCAAGAAACTCTGCAGGATCTTGATAATCTCCATCACCACCCTCTATTGTAGGGGGTGTTAACGAGTGAGTTTGCATGTCTCTAGTTCTAGGTCTTCTCATGAAAGTAGTATGGCATATCGTAGTGGTTAATGTATACGAATAGTTTTTTGGGCATAATTTTGTAAATGGTTACCGTACGTGGACAGATGATTCGATTTAAAAATGGGGACGGGGGGGCTTCACTCGCACCCTATTAAAATAAAGGAAGGTAAAACCGTTTACACTTGGCGGTGGGTGGCATGTCACTCGTACCCTATATCATGGCGGCGTGGTCGGGTGGTGGTGGTTCGGAAGGTGGGGGTGAAGGCGTCTGAATACTGGCGGCGTTTACACGGGGTGGCAGTGGTGGGCGGGTGTTTTATAGCGTGAGGTTTACACCTGTTTATAGGTGGTGCCAGTCACCTTGAATTAAGTGGGGTCAGATGGTTCCAGCCGTTAAAGCGCTGTATACACGGCGCCACGTGCTTTGTATTTTAGCCACGCAACTGCACCGCTGGCAGGGCGATCGTCGAGTGAGAACAAAAGGCAATGACGACGAGAACAAAATGAGAATAAATGGGATTCCTTACAAATATACAAATATTTGAACTCTCAGGGATAAATAACCACAGACCCCCACCACTGGCCCCCTGAAAAAATACATATTAAAAATTCTTACAAGATAGAATATTTGTATATTTGTAAGGAATAGCAGTCATAGTCATACGGGGCCTACCTTACAAAAGTTCTTACAAATTTTTTTAAGTCCTTACAAATCGCCAAAATTAGCGGTTTGTATATAAATAAGTATCACATCATGTATACAAGCGTATACACAGCTTATATAATGCGGCTATGGCAACAACAAATTTTACTTTTTTTAACCGTTTTAGCCCTGATCCTTACAAATTAGGGGCTATTCCTTACAAACTGAAAAGGCATTTGTAATGAGAATGAATACCATTAAGAATAGAGAACATTGGCTTATAACGGCGGCCGATATAATGATAGATGAAATAATCTCTCCAGCCATTACGGACATACCACCACCACAGATACGCTACTCATTGACCGCCCCCACTACTAAGCAAAAAAAGAGCGTGGTTCTCGGTTCATGCTGGAACCGTGCGGCCAGCGCAGACGGCACAAACGAAATTTTCATAACCTCAAATCTAGACGATTCGCTAAGAATTCTAGACGTGTTGTTGCATGAACAGATCCACGCCTTTGATGATAATCAGTCGGGCCACGGGCCACGGTTCCAGAAACTATGTAAAAAGGTAGGGCTTAAAGGTGGCGGAAACGGCAAAGTAAAAGAATCATTCACCGCCACGGTGGCGACGCCTGAACTGCAAACTCTATTAGAGGATATTATCGACGATATTGGGCCTATCCCACATGCCAAGATGGATATCGACCTAAACGGCACGACTAAGCAGAAGAACCGCCAGAAGTTAATGTATTGCACTAACACCGGATGCGAGTTTAAGTTTAGAGCAAGTCAAAAAATGCTTAATGCCATGCAATATAATAAGTGTCTCGTATGTGGTGACGCTAGCCTAGTTCAAGAACAAGTAATTTAAAACCAACGGGGCCAAAGGCCCCACCAACCAACGGAACGTAAAACATGAACCACACAATGAAACAAGTGAAACAAGCCCGCCGATACCTTTCCAGCCTGTCGGTAGATAAGTCCAGCCTGACTAATGGTGAGATAGTGAGGACCGCTGTAGAGTTAGGTTTTAAACTGGACAGTGTACCGGAGACAACACCAACAGCACCAACAGCACCAACAGCACCAACAGCACCAACACCAACACCAACACCGGAGACACCAACAGTGACAGCACCAACAGCACCAACAGCGGCCACGCCAACACCGTCCGATACTGATAAAGCTTTGGCGGCGCTAATCGCGACTTTAACCCCACAAGCCCCTGCTT